GACTTTTACTTCTACCGCATTTGCTGGTAATTTAACTGGTAACGTAACAAGTACATCTGTTGCAATTACAGGCGGTACTATAGACAATACAGTAATAGGAGGAACTACACCATCTACAGGTACGTTTACTACTATTACAGGACAGACTGAGACTTTAAAGGGTACTGGGCAGAATTTAGCACTTTATAGCGAAAACTTTGGTAGCACATGGGTTGCTGAAAACGCAACAATTACAACAAATACAACAATTTCACCAACTGGATCATCAAACGCAAATACTATTAATGAAGGTACAAACGCAACAAACCATGATATATATCAAGGTTTTAGTGGTTTAGGCGTAGAAAATTTTACTTTTAGTTGTTACTTAAAATATGGTACAAGGCAATGGGCAGGTTTAACCATATCTAATACTGGTGGTGCATATGCAACAGCAGTTTTTGATTTAGTTAATGGAACAATAACAAAAACTGCATCAGGTGGTACTGGCGCATCTTATTTAACATCAACAATTACAAGTGTTGGAAATGGGTGGTACAGATGTTCTGTTTCTGGTTCTCAATCAACGGCTGGTGGATTGGCGTATGCGTTAATAAATCTTTATAACTCTTCAAACCCTACTATTTCTTCTTATGGATATAGCACATATACAGGAACAAGTAATTATATTTATGCTTGGGGCGCTCAAGTTGAAATTGGTTCAACATTAAACACATATATACCAACAACATCTGCCGCAGTATACGGAACACCTACGCTTTCATTTAGCGGTGTGTCAACAATAGGTTTACAAAACGATGGTTCTTTATTTGTACAACCCGCAGGAACAGGAGCATTACAAGCACAACAAACAACCTCATCTACTACTGGTGGAAATGCAAGAGGAGCTAATGCGGTTGATTGGCAGACAAGTAGAACTGCTGCGACTATGGTTGCATCTGCTCAAGCAGTAATATCAGGAGGTCAAAATAACACAGCTAGTGGTACTGCATCTTCTGCGCTTGGTGGATATACAAATTTAGTAAATGCTAACTATGCAACTGCTATAGGTGGTTCTTACGGAACAACTAGAGGTGTTATTGGTTTGGTTTCAATACCAGCATCAAATCAACCTTTAAACGTAACGACTGCTGGTTCAACTCAATCTTCAATGCTAGTCATTGGAGTACAAACAACAAATGCAACAGCAACTGCATTAAAAAGTAATACTTCTGCAGCAAGTGCTACAAATCAACTTGTATTGCCAAACGGACAAACAAGTACAGTTTCTGTATATACATTTAGAGCTTTAGTATCTGCACACAATACTGGGACAACAGATGCTGCGGGTTGGGAAATTAAAGGGGTAATTTCAAGAGGTGCTGCAGCTGCCAATACTGTTCTTGTTGGAATTCCAAGCGTAGCTTTATTGGGTGCAACATCTGGTGCAATTTCAGCGGGATGGGGTGTAGTAGGCGCAGTAGCGGCTGTAGCAGATACGACTAATGGAGCTTTACAAATACAAGTCACAGGCGCAGCAAGCACTACAATAAATTGGTCAGCAACAATAGAAACTAACGAATTGGGTTACTAAAATGGCATTACAACTTAACCTAGAAAATACGCAATTTGGTCTACCAGCTCCACAGGCTTATGCTCGAATTACAAATTATTATGGCAATAAAGATGGATTAGAAGTTAGAGTTCAAATTTATTTTAATCAAGCTGCTAGAGAATCTGAGATGCAAGTTTTGGCAGAAAATTGTCACAATATTTCTTTAAATGAAATTGAGGGTAAAGGAGATTTAATACCATCTATTTATAGCGTACTTAAAACAATGTCTCAATACCAAGGCGCAACGGATGTTTAATCATGGCTATTAACCAAGACAACGTAGCAGACAAACTTATTCCTACTACTGGAACATTGACTGTTTCTGGCGTTTTGGCGTACACAACAGGAACGACAACAGTTGCGCCTGTTACTTTTACGGCTGGTACAAACCTGACAAGCCCAGTTCAAGGCGCAGAAGAATTTGATGGCGCATCTTTGTACATTACAGGTAACACAACGACTGGTTCTGGCAGACAGATCATAAACGCAAGTCAAGTCGCACAATTGGCATCTAGCGCAACTGTGGCATCTGGCGGTCAATTCTTTACGTCTACTGTCAGACCAGAGCTATTGTCAGGACATTTGTACAAATTTAGGTACAGTTTGCTATTTACAAAAGCGACTGCTGGAACGATTACAGTATCATTTTCTAACTCAGCAACGTCCAATTTCACCATATTTAACGCAAATATGCAGTTAATTCAAGTAAATAACGGAACTACTGCTATTTACAATTCTTACGCAGCAGCTGCATCAACTTCTACGTTTCCTGTGTCTTTTGGACTATTGGACGCAACAAGTTATTCAGCGTTTATTGAGGGTGACATAATTCCGTCAGCAAACATGAGACTTCAGCTCTTGGTGACAGATTCTGCGGGAACTGTAACGTCTTTGCTAGGCTCAAACTTCCAGTTTACCGATCTTGGGACAACAAACATAGGGAATATTGCATGACCTACGATTGGACTATCAACGATATTGAAGCTGAAAACGAGCAAATTACCAAGGTTTACTACACTTGTACGCTCACCGATGGCAACTTTAAAGTGGAAACTGAGGGTTGGTGGAATATCAGACCTCGTATTCCCATGCCAGTTTTCAAGGAAATCACACATAATAATGTTTGTGCATGGGTAGAAGAAGATAGTACACAAAATGGCGTAAATATAATAAAATCAAGGTTAGCAGAACAACTGGAAAATCTGAAAAAAGAAAAGGTAAAAATGCCTTGGTTGCCTGCTGAAACATTTAAGGTGTCTCTATGACAATGCCAATCGACATTATTACAAGGGCGATGAAAGACATAGGGGCAATAGCTTCTGGTGAAACCCCTACACCTGACGAAGCGCAAGATGCGTTTGATATGCTCAACGACTTACTCGATCAGCTGTCAAACGAATCTATGATGACGTTTTACAAGACTGAGATCATTTTCCCGATAACCCCAGGTCAAACTCAGTACACAATTGGCCCAGGTGGTCAAATTGGCGCTCAAGTGGTCGGATCAATATCAGGAAATATCCTCACGATTACATCCATCAATTCTGGTGGTGTTGCAGTCGGTCAGACTTTGTCAGGAACAGGAATAACGACAGGAACTACAATTGTAGGATTTCTAACAGGCGCTGGTGGTCAAGTCAATGAAGCGGGTACTTATTTACTTAACACGACATATTCGTCAGCAGTTGCAAGTACAACGATTCAGCTTTACTTTCAACGTCCATTAGCCATCAATTCAGGATTTGTTAGGGTAAACACCAACTCCAATGGTACACCTGTTTATCAGGGTGGATTAGATTATCCATTGTCTGTTTTGGACTATGGGCAATATCAAATGATTGGACTGAAGACACTTTCAGGGCCTTGGCCTAAAGCGTTTTACTACCAACCAACAGAAACATTGGGCAATATCTTTGTGTGGCCTAACCCATCTCAAGGTGAAATGCACTTGTTTGCAGACACATTGTTCACAAGATATGCAACGCTAAACGACACAATGATTCTTCCACAAGGGTTTACCAATGCTTTACGTTGGCTACTCGCAGAGCGACTCATGCCTATGTTTGGCAAAATAAACGGCACACAATTGCAAATGATCGGAGCATATGCTGCTCAAGCAAAGTCAGAACTCAAGCGCACAAACATGAGACCTCCTCCAGTTTCTAGGTACGATGAAGTGATTACTTCTAGTCGGTCGAGGGACGCAGGCTGGATCCTCAGCGGGGGTTTTTTCCGTTAAAAATCAACAACTTATGGAATATTACGTTTATCAACATCGTTCTGCGGATACTAACCAAATCTTTTACGTTGGTAAAGGAAAAGGTAAACGATTTTGCGATAAAAATAAACGCAGTAGATATTGGAAATATTATGTTGAAAAACATGGATTTATTCCTGAAATTCTTGTTAATAATTTAGATGAAGAATTATCATTTTTAGTTGAAATGGAAGCAATTGATGTATATCGTAGAAGAGGCATCAATTTAGTTAACCTTACTGATGGTGGAGAAGGTTGTTCAGGATACTCAATGAGTCATTCTGAAGAACAAAAGAAAAAATGGAGTGAAATGCGGAAAGGCATTACAAGTCCTAGAAAAGGTGTTGTTTTAACTGAAGAAGTTAAAGCAAAAATGAGTCAATCAAAAATTGGCAGAAAGAACAGTAAAGAACATAATCTAGCTATTAGCAAAGGTTTGATTGGAAACAGGCATACTGCCAAGTTAAGCGATGATGAGGTAAGATTTATTCGGGCAAATCAAGGGAAAATGACTCATATTGAATTGGGTCAAAAGTTTAATGTTCACAAAAACACGATCCATAAAATATGGCGTTTAGAAAGATATAAAGGTGTAATCTAAAATGGCATCAACAACATTCGTCAATTATCAAACAGTCATAGACGCTGGGTGGCTCAATGATGTCAACTCTGCGGTCTATTCTGGCACGTTCCAAGCGTCTACTATCACGCCTACAAACGTAACTTCCTCTGGCGCTATTTCTGGCGCTACAGTTGCGGGAACTACGTCTGTAACCACACCTATTGTTAAGAGTGGTACGTCTTTAACTCTGCAGACTAACGGCTCTACTACTGCGGTAACAATAGATACAGCTCAAAACGTAGGTATAGGAGTTACTCCTAGTGCTTGGTCTAGTTTTAGTGCAATTCAATTAGCAAATGGTGCTTATATAGGTCAATATACGCCAACTGCTAGTGTTTATGTTGGTTCAAATAGCTATTACAACGGAAGTAATTTTATTTATACAATAACTGGATATGCAAGTAGAGCTACACAAATTAATGGTCAGCATCAATTTTTAATAGCTCCATCTGGAACGTCTGGGGCAAACGTTCCATTTACCCAAGCAATGACACTAGATAATAGTGGTAATTTGTTGTTAGGTGTTTCAAGTGGATCGGGCAATGGTGAAAGAATAAATCTTACTGGTAATGTAGCTAATTATTTTTTTAGAACTTACAACACAAACTCAGCGCCATCTGGAATGACAATTGTTTATTCAAACGCTGCGCCTAACAATGGGTCATCAAATTTCTTGTATATGCAAGACTCAGGAACTTTGAGAGCAACTTTCTTTTCCAATGGTGGCCTAGGAAATTATGCAACTAACAATGTTGTTTATTCAGATGAAACACTTAAAAAAGACATAACTCCTGCTAAAAGTTATTTGCCTATTATTAATCAATTAGAAGTAGTAACTTATTTATTTAATGACCAAACGGATAATGATTTAAATTTAGGTCTTATTGCACAACAAGTTCAGCCAATAGCTCCTGAATTAGTTACAACCATAAATTATGGTACACAAGAAAATCCTGTTACAAAATTAGGTATTTATGATAGTGATTTGAAATATGCAATGTTAAAAGCAATCCAAGAACTATCAGCAAAAGTAACAGCTCTAGAAGCAAAGGTTGGCGTATGAATCAATTAATCACTTTACTTAAAAACAAAACTGTTCAATGGAGTTTGGTAATTACTGTTTTATCTGTTTTACAAGGTTTTGTGATGGAATTTCCACTAACACCAGTTCATCAAATGATTGCTGGAGTGACAATTTCTGTTAGTGTAGTTCTTCTTAAATTTTTGGAAGGCGTATAAATGCCAGACTTTGGATTTGTTGGAGCAGCGTATCAAGCACCATCAATCTACCAAGATGCTCAAGAATGTATCAACTGGAGACCTGAAGTTGATCCGACTAAAGCACAAGGTGAGAGAGGGGTAGTTGCGCTTTATCCAACACCAGGACTGACTACAAAGATTGTTTCTCAGAACCAGCAAGAAGTCAGGGGATTGCGGACTCTTTCAGGTGGCTCACAATGTATGGCGGTGGTCGGGCCATATGTTTACGTTATTTCCTCTAACTTTACTCCGTCTTTGGTTGGTCAACTCAGGACTACTACTGGTCGTGTTGGAATATCTGATAACGGAGTAAACGTCTATATTGTTGACGGATCGTATCGTTATACATGGCGCATTTCTAACCCTGGAGTAGCGCAATTCAATGGGTCTATTTCAGGTACAACTTTAACTGTAAACAATCTACAGACTGGCGCATTGGCGGTTGGTCAACAAGTGTTTGGAATCGGTGTAACTCCTGAGACTGTGATTGTTTCAGGTAGCGGTACAAGTTGGACTGTTAATATTTCTCAGACTGTAGCTTCTGAAGCGATGAACACGGCAGCTGCGGGAGCGATTGTCACAGGCTCATTGGGGTCTGGAACGCTGACTGTAACTGCAGTCTCGTCAGGTACTTTGTATGTTGGACAGACTGTTCAAGGAACTTCTGTTACTGCAAATACTGTGATTACGGCTCTTGGTTCAGGCATAGTATTGTCTGGTTCTGTATCATCTGGGGGTACAGGATACGCAGTAAATGATACAGTAACTGTTGTCGGTGGTACTTATTCACAACCAGCTACTTACGTTGTGACTTCTGTATCTGCTGGAGTTGTAACTGGAATTAGTCAAACATCTGGTGGAGTTTATACATCTAATCCTGTAAGTCCTGTAACGACTTCTACAAGTGGTGCGGGAACTGGTTTGGTGTTGGCTTTGACATTTGGTACAGGAACTGGAGGAACTGGAACATATACAGTTTCGGGGTCGCAGACTGTAGGTTCTGAGACTTTATATGCTCTTAATTTCTCTGTACTGCCAACATCTGACGGAGCATTTAGCGGTGCAGATGTGGTGGATATTGTGGACAACTATTTTGTCTATAACTATCCTGGCACACAACAATGGGGTGCGACTAATGCGCTGTCTCCTATTTCTCCACAATTATCTTTCTCGTCTAAAGATGGCTCACCTGATAATCTAGTTTCTATTATTGTTGACCACAGAGAGATTTATTTGTTAGGCGAGACTTCATCCGAAGTTTGGGTGGATGTAGGTGCGTTTCCTTTCCCATTCCAAAGAATACCTGGCACAAATACTCAGCATGGAATTGTGGCTAAGTTTTCTGTATCTAGGATTGGTGACTCATTTGCTTACGTCTCAAGGGATTTGAGAGGGCAAGGCACGATTGTGATGATGAATGGGTACACACCTACGAGAATCTCAACCCATGCTGTAGAGAACACTTTAGTCAATCAATACATTGGTGATGCGATTGCTTGGACTTATCAGCTAGAAGGTCACGAGGTTTACGTTGTATCGTTTCCTACCCTTGATTTGACATGGGCATTTGATATTGCTACTGGTCTGTGGCATAAATGGCAATGGGTGGATAATTCTAATATCTATCACAGACACAGGGGTAATTGTGCGACTCAGTTTCAGGGCATTGTTTTGGTTGGAGATTGGCAAAACGGAAAGATTTACCAGCTAGACCCTAGTAATTACACAGACGATTCACAAGAAATTAGAAGACTGAGACGTACTCCTCACTTAACAACTGATCTGCAAAGACAATATTTTGATGAATTGCAAATACAGTTTCAGCCAGGTGTAGGGTTACAGGGGAATAAGACTAAGCCTAATACCAATGCAACTGCGGGAATTGCAATTGCTGGGTTTGCGGTAGCTGGGGGGTCGTACATTGCGCCTCCTGGAGTAAATCCACAAGCAATGCTTAGATGGTCAAATGACGGAGGTTCTACTTGGTCTAACGAGCATTGGACAAGTATCGGTGCTATTGGTGCTTATCAGAACCGAGCTAGATGGAGAAG